GACACCAGCTTGTCGTACTCTGTTTTTTCTGTATCGGTGTCCTGCATGATGGATTTTACTACCTGTCCTTCCACCTTCCAGAAATCATCATTCAGTCCACTATTCTGTGAAAAAATCATTGCCATAAATCTGTCCCTCCTTAAAACGTTACAGTTACTTTGGTACCGGCAGCTCCTGTACCATGCTTTTTGAGAATCTGTGCCACTCCGCTTGTAGTTGTCGCGGTCACCTGCGCGCCATCGGTGTGAATGGTTACTTTAGTGCCTTCTGTTACTGCAGATGCATCTGCCGCAAAAGTGGTCTCCCACTCCATGCCCGGCGTAATCAGATAAGCTGGAAGATCTTCCATTCCCGTTGCTGGTGCACTGTAATTTGCCGCCGCAATATACTCCGGTTTTGCAGTTCCTGTAGCTTTAGCCAGCGCACCTGCGGACAAAATTAAAGCGTCCCCGATTTTGTACTCGGTGGACGCCGTTGTTGGTAAAGTTTTAATTACCGGAAACTCCGGTTTTGCATTTGCTTTCACAAAACTAAACATAAAATTCCTCCTTCTTTACAGAGATCTGTTATATTTTTCTTTCAATTCTTTGTAGGAAAGATCCGGATATGCCGCTTTCCAAACTTCAATTGCTTCCTGTGGAATATCCACAAGCTGTGCAGTCTGTCCATCAGCCCCTCCTCCTACCGGGGACAAATGGCTCTTTCCTCTTGCTGCGTTAATCGCCGCCTGTCTACTGGCTGCGGCATCACGCTGTGTCAGTGCTTCAAAATTTGCAAGTCGGTATGCATCCGGCAGACTTAATCCGTTTCTCACATAGGAGTCAAAAGCGGCAAAAGTCGGCATTTTTGCAATATCCTCCAGAGATTTCACAGTGGGATCAAAGGCGGAAATCTGCTGAATCTGTCTGTTCAGCTCCGCTTCGCCTTCCCGGAGAGAATTTTCGTGAAGAACCTGCTGCGCCTGCTGAATAACCGGATTCTGATTGATAATCTGGTCGATCAGCGCAGGATCCACGCCTCTCTGCTCAATCTCATGGCGCGTATTCACCCTTTCCTGTGCATCCAGAGCTTCAAAGTAATCTGCAACCGTTTTAATCGGCTGACCGGTTTCGGGGTTTGTCATACCGGCAAACCGGCTCATCACTCTGGCGTTCATGGCATTCATCTGCTTTTCTGCTGTGCGCCTTGCCTGTGCATAGATCGCATTTTCATCAATTCCCGGTTCGGCGGGTTCCGGGTCCTTTTCGCCTGTGTCTCCTTCCGGATCGACAAAATCAACTACTTCTGCTGGTTCCTCTGATACCGGGTCGGCGATGTCCGGTCCTTCTCCGCCTTCTGCATACATCTGCAAGTTCATAGGAATCTTGTACATTCAATACCTCCTGGATTTTTGCGCTCTTCCTGCGAAAATATAAAAAGCCGCTTTTCGCGGCTAATTACAGAATTTGGTTTTTTACGGTTTCTACAACCTTTTCAAAGTTTTCGCACTTCGGGTTCCGGCAGGTTAATTCCTGCACATTGAAAACTTTCGTAACGGTATCCGGGCTGGTATCACCTTCCACTTCCGTGTAAGTTTTCTGGATCATCATTTCAATGTCACACAACGGGCACTTCATCAGTTCCACCTCCTGCCTGCATATTCATCTGCTGGGTCTGCATTTCCTGTTGCTTCTGAAGGCGTTCCTGAATGTTTGCAAGGATTTCTCCCGCATTCGGGTAGTTTGCCTTCTCCATGAATTTCCAATACAGCACAAGGCTTTCAAGATTTCCAATGGGTCCGAACGCTCCGGCCTGATATTTCACATCCGCAGCATTCCACATGGCCTCCCGGTTTGTGAGGATGGTTGAAGTCGTATCTGTTTCAAAAATGAACTCATCATTCCAATACCATTCCCCGGCATCATCCTTTTTCAGGAAGTCATACCGATTGAAATGGGAGAAATCATAGGTGCCATCCTCCTTTTTGTAGCTGATCGGAATAGGCTCGTCAGCATAGGCTAGCAGGAATTGGAAAATCATTTTGTACAATGCCGCATAAGCACTGTTTTTCATGATTCGTTTGGATTCCAGACGGCCTGCTGCCTGTGTAATGGAATACTGTTTTGCCGTACCGGAAGTCGCAGAGGAATCGTATTTACCCTGATATGCGTCTGTAATTCCAAGTGCTGATCTGGCCCAGTCATAGTTATCTTCCAGGGCCACACGGTCCTTTGAAATGTCGCCCTGCAGGTTATACACGCCGATCAAATTGGAATCTTTCTGCTCAATTCTCACAACGTTCATTTCATTTCCGTCTTTTCTGATATCAAGCCCCCTCGGGAGTGTTGCGAATGACTGTCCATTGATTAACTTTTCATTGATTTTGGTACCCAGCTTTTTAATGGTGTCCTGCTGGTCGATAACAACGGCCACATCGGATCCACCAAGCAGCTGTTTGTTCTTTGAAATATTTTTCCGAAGGACAAGTGGGAAAACATTCGGTTTATAGTACGGAATCTTTTCTGCAATCGTCCTTGTTTCGGTTACAGGCTGTCCAAATTCGTCGAGCAACTGATTTCCGCTCTCATCCTCCATTGGAATTTCTTCCGTGCCGGAAATATGAGAAATAAAACCACCGTTCGTAAGCGGAATATCCGCTACAAGTTCCTCTGACTCTTCCTGAACCTCCTCGAATTTTCTACCTCCGCAGACAGGACACACGTCACCGTCCTTTAATGTTCCGCATTTTTTACAGCGTTCCATTTTTCTGGCCTGGTAATCATCCATATCCACCAGAATGTAATCCTCAACCCATGAGAACATGCCAATTCCGCCTTTTTCATTGCGATAATAGGCAACAATCTGGCTCACAATTTCAGAATTAAAGGCTGTATCATCAGATTTTCTTACTTCCGGCTGTTCCTCTGCCGCATCCTGCACATCTACGCCGTATTTTCGTTTGATGAAAGACTTTGTCTGTGTGAAAATCAGGAAAACATAGTCCATTTTTTCAAGTTCAGTCACACAAGGCTGCGGAATCACCTGTTTTGGGTGCAATTCAGATACCGAAACATCCCCAAGCGTGCAATGCATTCCAGCATTCGCATCCCATTCCACGTGAAAGAAGTCTCCGCCCTGGATCGGCGTTGTTCTTTCCTGCAGGTCATTCAATTTCTGATACTTCGCTTTGGCAATTTCATTGCACAATGCCTGTTCAATGTTTTTGGCAAGCTCCTTATCCTCTGGATGGATAGGACGAACCTTTGGCATCGGAATGGAATTGTCCACCTGCGACTCAATCAGCTCATATACAATGTTTCTGACATTCGTTGCCTTCTTTTTCGGGTCCCTGTTCGTGTTTGGATTCGGCTGCACCTCCCGGATCCCGTCATAGTAACCTTCATAGGTAGCCATATCCTGTCGCTGCTGTGCATATGCTGTTTTGGCAGTTTCAAATCGTCCCTGCCACAGCCTCAACTTTTTTGTTTTTGCTGGATTTAACATATTTTTCACCATATTTTTCAGTCTCCCTACCATCTTTCCGGCTCTCCCCACATTTCAAGCAGCAGTTTTCTGTCTGCCGCATTCGCATTCCGATAATCTTCGTACATATCCTCAGTCCATTTCTTCTTTTTCCGGGTTCTTCCTGCTTCTGGCGGATTCACCCAGTAAATACAGAAGTACCGGAGACCATCCGGATCATGGGTCAGATCATGCGGATCCTTTGCATACACGTTTGGCCTGCGCTTATCCCGCTGGATTTTGCTCATGCACCGGAAAAGGTTCGGGGCACAGCCTTCAAGCACCCTCAAACGCGCCTTACCGTCTGCGCGCGGCCTTGTCCATTCCTTCATAGCCGCGCAACCGTCCTCAAAATCGTTGTTACTTTTCGTAAGATCAACGCCCGCTTCAGAAAACAAAAGAGCCCGGCTTTTGCCAGACTCTTGCGACCTGTTCCACAAATCCGGTGGAGCAAGGAATAATTCAATTTTTTCACCTTCGGACATGCTAATCATAATGTCCGCAGCTTCTCCGATCGTTTTATTTGGAGAATCATACTCTCGGTATACAGTTGCATTTCCTTCGGTATCAACCATAACCCAGTGGCACGAAAACATATCCAGACCATAGTCAATAAACACATATCTCAATACCGGACCCGTCGGAAGATCCTGCACTTCATGATGCTCTTTGCTCCATTCTGGGAAATAAGAGCCTCCCGGAACTGTCAGCGCCTCTTCTATGGTTGCCGGATACTCCTGTGTTATCAGTGCGCCCATTGTACGCTTTGTGTTTTCGTACCATTCCTGGTCTCTCTTCGGGTCCGCATACCAAGGAATGAAGATTTTATAAAATCCATTGTCCGGATCTGTGAAGATTTCCTCAAACAGACTTCCTCGATCAATGGTTGACAATCCGATCACTTTACCGCCGAACGGACGGTTGATAACCGGAAATGCCGACGTCCAAATTTCAGCAGCATATTGCTGGAACGCCCACTCGTCAAAAATGATTAAATCCGCGGTGAATGAACGCGCCGCATTCGGGACAGCAGCCGTCTTCCTG